ATGATTCTAGTCGTAGCAGGAAATTTAAAATAATTAAATTGGGTGTCTATAACTTTTAAAACAGAATTATTCAATATTTTTGTAGAAGCAGCTTCGATTATTAATAAAGGATTATCTGTAGCACTTTCTTGTAATTTAATATTACCGGCACGATCTCTAGGAACTACACTATTATTATTCGATTGAAATGTTAGTCCATTTTTTTGGTATTTTGTTTGAGTTTCAATAATCCGCGGATCTTTTTCTATAGCTCTACCAACTGCCTGTTGTACCGCATTCTGTATTATTTGTTTAACAGGTTTTTTTCCTAAATTAACTTTAAAATTTTTTCTTAATTTTGCCATTATCTAACTACTTTAAAATAAATCTGGTCATCTATATATTGTTCTGTGATTCCATCTTTAATTTTAAATTCTAATCGATAATATCTTTCTGGCATAAAACTATTCATGTCCACATAAATAAAATTACTTGTAGAATCACAACTTACTTTGTTATAAATATCATCAAACGGAATTATGTATTCATCAGTAGCCGCATCTCGAATAGCGTAATATGTTGTATCCGGTAACCGGTTTATCGTTTGTGTAGGAAATAAATTAGTAGGTGATTTGCTAGGAAATTTATCTCGAGCATATATACGAATCTTAGTAATTTCTGTATCTTTATATTCAGCTTTAGTTTTAGTAAATATAGCATATGATTCTAAATCTACTTGTGATAATGTGCTAGAGTATTCTGAATTATCAAATAACATAACTAATCTTGGAACATAAATAGTATGAGTATCTCTACTAAAAAAACTAATTACTCCTTTGTCATTGGTAGATTCATCTGATTCTGAAAATTTCATTAGAAATCCATTATTATCAATACTAAATCCACCGCTTCCACTTATCCATAATTGTATTGCATCTGTAACATCCATGTATACGTCTGTAGTACGTAACGAAAATGACTCTTGTTCATCTAAACCTGGTTGATGAAAAAATGATTGATTAAAATTAATCCCATTAAAACCATCACTACCACTTTGATAAAGCCAACTACCACCCGTTCCAGAACCAGATACATATAATGAAGAATTATTAACTTGTATATTTTGGCTACTAGATATCCAATATGAACCAGAACTTCCATCTAATGACCAAGTAGAATGAGGAATAGCCCATTGAGCTCCATCCTGAACTTTAGGATCAGATGTTATATAACCTGTTCCATTCGTCCATTCTTGTCCTAAAATTTTAGCATCAATCGTATATGAAGAAGGTAAATTTTTTGCTTGACTAGTAAACATATGTAACATAAATTTACATGATGATAATCCAATTGAATATTTTGTTAATGTAGATTGTATATCTGACATATCGAACTTTACAATAGCTCTTGATTTTTTTAATGTTTGTCCATCATTATCTAAACGTTTTCCAATTTCTAATATTTCGTCTAATCCAGTATTATATCCAGATTTATGTTCATATAATGTAGCATCGCTTTCTGCATAAAATATTCTAAACATATTTAACCTTTATTATCCTAATGTTACTTTATACCATGCACTAGCGCTAGCAAAATATAAATCTCCACTTGATGATACTGCTAACATTCCATTTACCGCTGATGGTAAAGAAGAACCCGTTCCAAATGTTAATGTACTATCTATATAAGATGCAGTAACTGAAGATATTGCTGCAGAAGCACTAGTTACAGTACCAATTACATTTGCTGCAACAATATAAGATGCGGTTACTGCTGTAGTTGATATTGAAGCACTAGTTACAGTACCATCCACATTTCCTCCAGCTATATAAGATGCAGAAGTTGCACTACCTAATAAGGAACCAGTTATTCCAGAACTAACATTAAGTGAACCACTAATACTAAGTGTATGTGCAGCTGTTGATCCAGAAATTACAACGGTTTCAACTTCATTGCCTGTTAATACATTATATAAATCTGAAACAAAACTGGCTGATATTAACCCCCCGGATGTAATTTGCGCACGATTAGTATTTAATACGCCCATAATAATTCCTTTTTTCTATAAATATGTTAAGCTAGTAATTTACTACGCGGCCTCTGATGTCTTTGTTTGGAAATTTTAATTCAAAAATGCTAGGATCTAAAGAAGGATATATTATTCCTTTTTTAGTTGCAGATGGTAAATCATAAACATTTCCAGAATATCCTGCATCAGAATCATATAAATTTTTTAATTGTACTGCAACAATATTTTGTACTCCCCGTACATTTCCTAATAAATTTGTAATTTCTGATTTAATTATAGGTTGATTAATTTGCCATCGATCGATATGAAAATATTCTTTCATTTTATTAATACAATTAAGTAATACTTCATTACTATTATAATTAGTTAATACAGAAATTTCAAAGTCGACTCCAATGTTTATAATAAATCCATCTTTAATATTAATAGCATCAGTTAGCATTCGATAATAATTTAAATATGTTTTTAAATTTTCTTTTATAGCACTATTTAATGTTGTTAATTGTCTGGATGAATTATATCCTAATACATACATATTCATTGCTAATGGATTTGGAATTCTCGATTCAATTAAATCTTGTTGTGTAATTTGATCATCTGGAACAATATATGCTTTTGCAACACTTCCAAATTTCGCCGGCATTGAATACGATCGTATAATATAATCATCTCTAGTAACCAATCGATTTTGAGTAGCAAAATTACCTAATGCATTATTTTTTATTTCCTGAATTGAATCAGCATTAGCAGCTCCAGAAGAAGGAACTGAATTATTAACAGCTGTAGTTGATTTTATAAAATTTAATAAACCTGCGTTTAATCCAGCATTTACATCATCATTATATTCTATAGATTTTATATTAACTAATGTTCCAGCTAATACATTATCCGCAATACCATTTCCTACTGTATATGTAACTGTTAATGTAGTATTAGATGGAGCTTGTCCATAAGCTCGAGTATTTAAAAAATTTGATGGATCTATATCTACGTCAACACCTCGTCTAAATCCAGATAATCCATTTCCAACATTTTCTGGATTAGGAATTATTTCTTCATCATTATTTGATGAAATACCAGCTCCAAATTGTATTTCCGTACGGCTATCACTTCGAAGTGAAGTAATAAATCTTTTTGATGTCTTTTTTAATTTTAATAAACTAGGAGAAGAAGATCTATACGAAACGAAGTCTGGATCATTTTCTGCTAAATTAGGAACTTCTTCAAAAACAGTATCTTGTGCTAAATATGGTACCTCTGTCCACGCATCGCCATCTGATTCAGTTATAGATATAATTTCTATAATATTTGTCTCTGGCAATAATATTTTATCATATGCTACTGCAGACGTAAATGTAAATTTAGCTGTTTTAATTGTTCCTGAAACTGCTTTTGCTTTCTTTTTTAATAAATAATATGTTGGTAGTTTAGTAGTATCATTAGATTCATATATAGTTACTTCAGTAGGATCATATGAAGATGAATAGCCAAAATCAATACTATCTAATGTTCTAAATACTGTATTTCCATTTGTATGTTCAACTTGCATACCAGATTTAATTGGTAATGCATATGTATAATCAGGCCTAACAGAATCTCCAGTTCCTATAGCTGGAACTAAGTGATATATATCTAATGATACATATCCAGGTACGGAATTATTTGGTTTATATCCTAATGATTTAGCTAAATCAAATATATTTCCACGTTCTTGTGCTTGATGTAATAATGATTCTCTTAAATTTGTATCAGCATAATAACTTAAAACATCACCAACATAAGCAGCCATTTCCATGAATAGCGATCCGGGCGACGATTCGTTAAAATCTGTATAATCATTTGGAAAATATTGTCTTGTAAACTCTATTAAATTTTTTCTGAATTGAGTAAAATCCTTACCTAAATATGTTATGTCTTTTTCTATTTTCATGATATAATATTACCCTGTGTTCCTTGGTCTGTTGATTCAACTTGCACACCACCAGATTCCGTTAATGATATCGTTATTGCCAATGGGTTTAATTCATCAGTTGAATATGATATCGTTATTTGTAATTCATGTATTAATGTAGGATCATTTTGATTCGTTAATACATCAATTTTTTCAATTGTTAAATCAGGAAGCCAGTAATTGATATCCCCCTCGAGACTTTCAGTTAATTCTTCTATTAATTCATTAATATTTGGTTCGAATAAAAAATTTAACAAATCACTTCCATATGTAGGTTGTATGACTCGTTCACCTTTTTTAGTTAATAATAATGTTTTTAATCTCGCAGTTTGTATTTGATTTGTAGTATATACAGTTCTAAAAATAGCTGGGTGATTGAAAGAAAAATCAGCTCCTAATCCTAGTTCACTAACTCCTAATGCATCATCTATTCCAACTATACGATATGCCATCTTTTATTTTCCTTTCTTTTTGTCTATTGCTTTCATTAATGCAGAATAATCTTTTGTTAATGCTTTAGCTACCACCGGATCAACTTTCATAGTTTTTCCCGTCTCTAGATCTTCCATAACTGATGGTGCTTGATTTTGTCTCATCATTCCAAAACCCTGAGCATCAGCTGATGTAAATGATAAATCATTATAATTTTCATT